ATACGAAAACGGTCATCCCGTCCAGTATCGTGAGAAGTCTTCTCCAACCATGTATCTTGTCCCACAAGCGCAACAGAAGAAGTCTAAGTTTCGCACCTTAGACGGTCGATATGCTTTCCCTAAGCGATTCGACGGTGCTAGAGAGGCACGGGACTTCATGAAGCAGTATGAGAATGCTGTTGGGTTGGAAGTCCATGGTTATGAGCGGTTTGTATACCAGCATATCGGTCAGAAATTCCCTGGTGAAATTGATTATGACATGACTCAGATGAAGATCTATACGATTGACATCGAGGTCGCTTGTGAGAATGGATTCCCAGATGTGCAGTCTTCCTCTGAGGAGATGCTCTGTATTACAATCAAGGACTTCAATACCAAGAAGGTTATTACTTGGGGGACCAGGGAGTTTGTACCTCCCTCCGACGTGGAGTATCGAGTCTTCTGGAGCGAGCAGGAGATGTTGACAGACTTCCACGCTTGGTGGGTGGACAATACCCCTGACATCATCACGGGATGGAATAACAATCTGTATGACATCCCATACATTTGTCGGCGGATCGAGCGAGTCCTTGGTGAGAAGTGGAAGAAGTCTTTGTCTCCTTGGAATCGTGTGATCGATCGTGAGATTGAGATCAAAGGTCGTAAAAACATTGCCTATCAGATCACTGGTGTCAACATCCTTGACTACCTGGATCTTTATAGGAAATTTACTTACACCAACCAGGAGTCCTACCGACTGGATCATATTGCTATGATTGAGTTGGGGCAAAACAAACTTGATCACAGTGAGTTTGAAAACTTCAAGGACTTCTATACTTCTGACTGGCAACGATTCGTCGAATACAACATCCAAGACGTTAATCTGGTTGACCGACTGGAAGATAAGATGAAACTTATCGAGTTGGCAGTCACCATGGCATTCGATGCCAAGGTCAACCTGGAAGATGTTTATTCTCAGGTCCGTATGTGGGACACTCTCATCTACAATGATCTTGAGAAACGTAACATTGTCGTCCCTCCTAAACTAAGTACTAAGAAGGATGAGAAGTATGCAGGCGCATATGTCAAGGAGCCGATTCCTGGAAGCTATGATTGGGTTGTCAGTTTTGACCTTAACAGTCTTTACCCTCACCTTATTATGCAGTACAATATCTCGCCAGAGACGCTTGTCGATGCCAGACACCCAACGGCAACAGTTGACAAGATACTTACTGAATCGCTAGATATTGATGGGGAGTATTGTGTATGTGCTAACGGTGCTCAGTATCGTAAGGACATTCATGGTTTCCTTCCAGAAATGATGAAGAGGATCTACGATGAAAGGACCATTTACAAGAAACGAATGCTTGCCGCTAAGCAAGATCTTGAAAATGCCAAGACACCTGCAGAGACCCTGGCACTTCAAAAGGATGTGTCCAGATTCAACAACATCCAGATGGCAAGAAAGATCCAACTCAACTCTGCCTATGGTGCCATTGGAAACCAATACTTCCGATATTACAATCTGGCAAATGCTGAGGCAATTACCCTCTCGGGTCAAGTCTCGATTCGTTGGATCGAAAACAAAATGAATGCATACCTGAATAAGGTATTGAAAACTGAGGACACTGATTATGTTATTGCTTCTGATACTGATTCCATTTATCTCAATCTGGGTCCTTTTGTACAAAAGGTATTCAAGGGCAGAGAGACGAGCGATGAGAGCATTGTTAGGTTCCTTGACAAGGTGTGTGAAGTGGAATTTGAGAAGTATATTGGAAATTCTTATGAAGCGTTGGCGTCCTATGTGAATGCCTACGAGCAGAAGATGCAGATGAAGCGAGAGAATATCGCTAACAAGGGTATCTGGACTGCTAAGAAACGTTATATTCTCAACGTATGGAATAGTGAGGGTGTGCAGTATGCTGAGCCCAAACTAAAGATGATGGGTATCGAAGCAGTCAAGTCTTCCACCCCTGCATCCTGCCGCACAGCAATTAAGGAAGCACTACAGGTCATCATGAATGGCACAGAAGATGAATTGCAGAAGTACATCAAAGACTTCCGCAATAAGTTTGAGTCCCTGCCTGTAGAAGACATTGCATTCCCTCGTGGATGTAACAACATCGCTAAGAATTCTTCCCCTGCTACGATCTATGGCAAGGGATGTCCGATGCATGTGCGTGGAGCACTTCTATATAACTTCTGGGTGAAGAGGAAGAAACTTACCCACAAGTATCCGTTGATTCAAGAGGGTGAGAAGATCAAGTATGTGATGCTCAACACCCCGAATCGAATTAACGAAAATGTTATCTCGTTTTTCCAAACTCTTCCAACCGAGTTTGGTCTTGACAAGAGCATCAATTATGACTTACAGTTTTCCAAGAGTTTTCTTGACCCTGTGAAAGTCATTCTTGATACTATTGGTTGGAAGGCAGAAAAGCAAAACACTTTGGAGGCACTTTGGTCGTGAGTTTTTTACAAGACATCGTAAAGGAGATTGACAATGAGTATGCAGGACTTGTTAGCGATGGTGTCGCAGCAGGAGATACTTCTGGTTTCATTGATACTGGTAGCTACATTTTCAATGCTCTGGTTAGCGGCTCAATTTACGGTGGAATCCCAGGAAACAAGATCACAGCTATCGCTGGTGAGTCTTCTACTGGCAAGACTTTTTACTGTCTTGGGATTGTCAAGCATTTTCTTGAGTCTAACCCCGACGCTGGGGTGATTTACTTTGAGTCTGAATCTGCCATCAGTAAGAGCATGATTGAGTCACGGAAGATTGACTCTAACCGTATGGTCATTGTCCCTGTCACTACAGTGCAGGAGTTTAGACTGCAGGCAATTAAGATTCTGGACAAGTATCTGACCCAGACACCAGACAAACGCAAACCTATGATGTTTGTGCTAGATTCTCTCGGGATGCTCTCTACTACCAAGGAGATTGAAGACTCTGAGGCAGGCAAAGAAACCCGTGACATGACTCGTGCTCAAGTAGTTAAGTCTATCTTCCGTGTGCTTACCCTTAAGTTGGGTAAAGCAAACGTCCCGATGATCGTCACCAACCATACATACGATGTAGTAGGAGCTTATGTACCAACTAAGGAAATGGGTGGAGGCAGTGGACTCAAGTATGCTGCATCTACAATCATCTATCTCAGCAAATCTAAAGAGAAGGATGGCAAGGAAGTCATTGGAAACATTATCAAGGCTAAGACTGCTAAGTCGCGTTTGAGTAAGGAGAATGCTCAGGTTGAAACTCGTCTCTATTATGATGACCGTGGACTGGACCGCTATTACGGACTACTGGAATTGGGTGAGAAGTACGGAGTCTTCCAGCGGGTCGGGAATCGCATCAAAGTTGGTGAATCTTCTGTTTATCCTAAGTCTATTCTCGCTGATCCCGAGAAATACTTCACCCCCGAAGTGATGCAAGCACTCGATGAAGCAGCATTGAAGGAGTTTTCTTATGGATCTTAATGATTACATCCGTGTATACGATGGTGTCCTCGATGAAAACACATGCAAGAATGCAATCGAGACCTGCAATGCAAAATCTGATCAGCAATATCGATGGGATAATCAACACAAACCACAATACAATGTGCTAAATATCTCGTATGAGGCAGACAATGGTGATCGTGAATGGGATGTGATCCAAAGTCTAATCATTACTGGTGTGCAATTTTCTGCACAGCAGTACATGAAAGATCTCAGTTGTGAAAGTTACTGGCCAAACAAAAATAGTTTGGAGCAGATCAAACTGATCAAATATCTTTCCTCAGAAGGTGATCGGTTTGACTTGCATATTGATATGGGTGATGTAGAATCTTCAAAGAGATTCCTGGCAATTCAGTTTTTCTTGAATGATGTAGAAGAAGGTGGTGAAATTTTCTTTCCCACTATCAATCGCACGGTTACTCCAAAGGCAGGATCCGTGCTACTATATCCTCCCAACTGGATGTATCCTTCCCAAGACTACACTCCAGTTTCATCTAACAAGTACATCCTCACAACATATCTGCATTATCAATGACACTCAAAGTAGAAGAGATTGCTCTCAGTAAACTCATCCTCGATGAAGATTACTGCAGAAAAGTCTTGCCTTACATCCGAGATGAATACTTTGACATGTTTACTAATCGTGTGTTGTTTCAGACGATTAGTGAATACATCAATGAGTATGATGTCTCTCCAGAGACCACTGCTCTGAAGATTGAGATCGAAAAGCGACGTGATATTACGGATGATATCTACAAGGAGATTGAGACCTTTCTCGATAACCTAGATCGTGATCAGTATAATGAAGAATGGTTGCTCACCACCACAGAAAACTGGTGTAAGGAGCGAGCAATCTATCTTGCCCTCATGGAGTCTGTAAAGATCGCAGATGGGCAAGACAAGACAAGATCCCAGGATGCAATCCCATCCATCATGTCTGAGGCATTGGGTGTTTGTTTTGATGACCATGTAGGACACGATTACATCAACGATGCAGATGACCGTTACGACTTTTACCACAGAAAAGAGGAGAAGATTCCCTTTGATCTCGACTATTTCAACAAAATCACAAAAGGTGGGTTACCTAATAAGACTCTCAATATCGCCCTTGCTGGCACGGGCGTCGGCAAGTCTCTATTCATGTGCCACATGGCTAGTGCCTGCCTCTTGCAGGGGCGCAACGTACTCTACATTACACTTGAAATGGCAGAGGAGAAAATTGCTGAGCGAATTGACGCCAACCTCCTGGACATCCCGATCCAACAACTGACTGATCCGATGCTGACACGAGAGAAGTATACTCGCAAGGTTGATTCTCTCAAGCAGAAGACTCAGGGTAAACTTGTGATCAAGGAATACCCTACTGCATCAGCACACGTCGGTCACTTCAAAGCATTGCTCAATGAATTGTCTTTGAAGAAGGGTTTCCACCCTGACATCATCTTCATCGACTACCTTAATATCTGTGCATCGTCACGATACAAAGGCACTATCGTTAATTCCTATACATATGTCAAAGCAATCGCAGAAGAGTTACGAGGACTTGCAGCAGAGCACAACGTCCCGATCGTGTCCGCTACGCAAACCACTCGCAGCGGTTACGGCAACAGTGACGTGGAGCTTACTGATACTAGCGAGTCTTTCGGTCTGCCTGCAACTGCTGATCTTATGTTCGCACTTATCTCCACTGAAGATATGGAGCAACTAGGTCAGATTATGGTCAAGCAGTTGAAGAATAGATATAATGATATCAACGTCTTCAAACGATTTGTGGTTGGCATTGACAGAGCAAAGATGAGACTGTATGATTGTGAGCAGTCTGCTCAAGATAACATTATTGATGCTGGTGACATTAGTAATGATGCATTTACAGACACCAAGAAAAACTTCGACGGATTCAAGATTTAATTATGACTACTGAAATTCCTAACTTCTCCAATGAAGGTGGCGAGCAGCCTAACTATGAGCTTGAGCAAAACATGGAGAATCTCTCCAACCAAACTCAGAATCGTATTGATGATGAGAAGGATCGGGCAGAAGAAACTGTAGAGAATACTCCTAAGAGTCCTGATGATGTACTCAATGACCCTAGGTCTACCTCTGCACCTCACACAAAGAAGAAGGTTGCTGAAAAGAAAGCAGAAGCAGAGCGTCGTCAGCAGGTCTCTCGTGATGGTCGCAAAGGTCCTAAGAAGTTTGAGGTTGACCTGGATCGTTACACCAAGTTTGTTGATGGTGTGACCTCTAACGCCAGCAAGAATTTCAGGGACCTGCTGGTCCGTTACAATGAGCTGCAGGATGCAGGTTGCAACATCGGTCGCTTGGATACTGCTGCCTCTGGTATGTCAGCCGAGGCAGGTGAGTTTATGGAGATCGTCAAGAAGATCAAATTCCAAGGCAAACCCTGGGACGATGCAAACAAGGAGCATCTGACCAAGGAGTTGGGTGACATCATGTGGTATGTTGCTCAGGCATGTCTTGCACTGGATGTCCGACTGGATGAAGTGCTCTACATCAACACTCTGAAACTGGCAGCACGTTACCCCGAAGGTTTCTTTGACCCCAACTACAGTGAGAATCGTGCCCCTGGTGACATCTAAATAGTAGATGTAGAATCCCTCTAATAGATGGCAACCCTATCAGGAAAGTCAACATCTGGAGAAAGTGCATTCGACAAGTATGTCAAAAACAACGGCATGTGGAAAGACCTCACGCTGAAAGTCGAAGACAAAATGAATGCTACTTTCTTCAAAACAAACAAGAAAGATACTCATGGTGTGCTAGAAGCAGGCACTGAGTTAAAGTTGGCAGACAATTCCGAAGACACTATTGGCAAGTTGAAAGTTGCCAAAGTAAAAGTAGGATCCAAGACAGGGTATGTTGCCCTCAATAGAATCAGGAAACCTACAAAAACAAATGTCATGGCAGCAGAAGAAGCTGCTATCAAGGACTTAGATAAACTCATTAAGGACCTAGTTAAACAACTGGGTCCTATTAAAATATGTACACCTAGTGGGGACTTCCCAAACTGTGTAGGTGTAAGAAACATTACTGAGAAGGTCTTGGGTAGAGAAGCGAAGGCAGACTTTGCTATTGTTGATTCCAAAGGGAAGGATGTAATCTTCATCTCACACAAGAAGGCAGGTGGACCTGCTGCTTATCAGCAGTATGGTGGTGTCTCTCCTAAGTCTGGTAGTGCTAGTAATCCAACTCTTATCTATGATGATCCTGAAGTTAGAAACTTCCTGAGAAAAGTTGCTGGGTATATCGTTGGAGACAAACTGAGCAATCCAGTGTATTCCTATGTGTCAAACAAAGACTTAATCAATAAGTCTGTTTACGGACCTTCATATGGTGGTAAGTATGGTATTGATAATGTGAATATGATTGCTCAAGGTAACCCCATACTCAAACCCAAGAGGGGAGATGAAGCATGTTTCACCTTAGACTTCTCTGATCATGTCTCTTGGAATGGTGACACCAAGTATTTTTCTACTGGTGGATACCGTGCAGCATTCGCTGCTACATACAGGGCAGGCAGAGGATTTGATATCGATGGCAAACGTTACAACGGAGCCCGTGTGGCAATCTACCCAGTGGCACTCGTAAGAAACCGCAGCGGCGCAGAGGAGATATAATAAGGTCATGGCAAAAAACACACACCTAGAGCACCTAGAAGACGACATCTTTAACCAAGGATACGCTGGTGCCACCAACGCTCTCAACTTTCTCCAGTCTCTCAGGGACATGCTGTCCTCGGGAAAGGGTGGTAGTAACACTAAGGTGACTGTCAAGTGGGACGGTGCTCCTGCTATCATCTGTGGCACTGACCCTGAGACTGGTCTCTTCTTTGTGGGTAACAAGTCTGTATTCAACAAGACCACCCCCAAGATTTGCTACTCTCATGCTGACATTGACCACTGGTATAGTGGTAGTCTCAATCAGATCATGAAGCAGTGTCTAGACCAGTTGAAAAAGGTGCCCATCAAGGGAGTTGTGCAGGGAGATCTGCTCTATACTAAACGTCCTGATATCATTGCGATGAAGGGACAACCATGCTACAGATTCAAACCCAACACCATCACCTATGTTATTCCTAAGTACTCTGAGTTAGGTAAGAAGGTCGCTTCTAGTAAGTTGGGTATTGTATTTCACACCACATATTCAGGTCCGACTATCGGTGACATGAGTGCTGGATTCGGTGTTGATGTGAAGGGTATGCAGGGTGTCAAAGATGTTGCTGTATTCTCATCTACCTTTGAGAATGTCAACGGTATGGCAAACCTCACTCCTGGCGAGTTGAATCGACTCAACAACAGCATCACCACAGCAAAGCGTAACCTTGATGCAGGACGTAAGTGGTTGAATGATATCCAGAAAGCAGAGGGTCCTCAGTCATTTTCTCCTCCTGCACTATTCAAGATCTATTTCAACCAAGTCATCAGAGGTGGCAAGATTGACAATGCTGAAGGCATTGCAAAGGGGTATGTCAAGTTTGTAACTGACAAGTATGACCAAGAGATTGCCAAGAAGAAGACTCCTAAGTCACAGAAAGAGTGGCAGGATCGCAAGACTAAGGCAATTCAATACCTAAATAGTAATAAATCTATCATGATTTCCGCACTTAGTGGTTTCAAGAATTTGATTACCGCTAAGGAGCAAGTGATAAATAAACTCAAGAAAATTGAAGGAGTCGGTACATTCTTGGAGGACGAGAATGGTTACCGAGTGACAAGTCCAGAAGGATTTGTGGCTATTAAAGATGGCGCTGCCATCAAACTTGTTGATAGACTTGAGTTTTCCAGAGCAAACTTTACCGTCGCAAAAGATTGGGGCAAATGAGATTTATCGAATTCCTGAAAGAGGCAGCACAACAGACTGCTGCTAAAACCAAGAAACCTGCGACTTCATCCAAGGGCAAGTCCTCAGCCCAAAATAAGAAATTGGAAGACAAGCATGTTGCCATTACTTTTGGGAGGTTTAACCCTCCTCATGCTGGGCATGGTAAGTTACTGGATGCGGTCAAAGCGCACGGCGGGGACTCGGGTAACTATCGTATCTACCCCAGCAGAAGCCAGGACCATAAGAAAAATCCACTCTCGGCTGATAAAAAAGTAGAGTATATGCGTAAGATGTTTAAGCATCATAAGGATGCTATTCAAAACAACGAAGCGCACCGAAATGTATTTGATGTCCTTAGGGACCTTCACGATGAGGGTCATGAGCATGTAACCATGGTCGTTGGCGATGATCGTGTTAAGGAATTTGAGACACTCGCCAACAAATATAATGGAGTACATTATGACTTCAAGTCTATTAACATTAAGTCTGCAGGTGCTCGTGCTGACGATAGCGATGACCCTATTGAGAATCTCTCTGCCAGTAAAATGCGAGCCCACGCACAAGGTGGGGACCACGGCTCTTTTCATGCAGGAATGCCAAAAGGTTTCTCTACAAAGCACAGTAAAGAATTGATGCAGCATGTCATCGATGGCATGAAAGAGCCACCTAAGAAGTCTAAGAAGAAGAGTGAAATCCATGAGCAAAGTCTCTGGGAGTATGCTCCTAAGTTGGACTTTGATTCATTCCGTAACCACTATATGCTCGACCACATCTTCAAGGTCGGTGCTATTGTAGAGCATGATGATACAGGTCTCCGTGGTAAAGTTGTCCACCGTGGCACAAACTATGTGATCTTTGAGATGCCCGATGGCAATGAGCATCGTGCATGGTTGCAACACATTACTGAGGTAGATCTCAGTCAAGAGCAAGAGATTGCTGCTGATACTACTAAGGATCAGAGCAACTATTCTGCTGATGATGGCAGTGGTAACACATGGAAAGCAGGCACTGATGAGTATCGTCAGGCACTCCAAAACATGACACCAGGACAGAAACCTTGGAAGTTTAGTGAGTTTAATGCTACCATTAGAAAAACTGCTGCAACTAAATAGTTAAACGAAATCCAACGATTAGTACAATGACTTTAGAAATGCTGGTTTCTGCTGCACTGATGGACTACAGTCAGTCCGAGCAGACCAAGATCCTTAAAGCAATCGAAGAAGACAAACTCCCTACCACCAAGCGTCTCCACGATGGAGTCATGAAGGTGATGGAAGTCTTTGATGCTTATGAGCCTGTCGTTGAAGGATACGCAGGTTTCCAAATGGATCGTGAGACTGTTGCTAAGAAGAAGAGAGAGCACGGCGATGATCGTAACGTCGGTCGTGTTGTCCAGTCTGGCGGTCAGTCGATGCTGATCACTGGAAAGAAAGCAGATGGTCGTTACATTGTTGTTGGTAAGAAGGGTGAGAAGACTGCTAAGGATGCAGCTGACCTGGGTGTAACTACCAAGGAAGGTTATCTCGGTGTTGACATCGAAGACCTCCACCAAGAAATGCTTGAAGGTCTTAAGCAGGCTCGCGCTAACGTGGGTGCTAGCAAGTGCTGGGACGGATACAAAGCAACTGGCACTAAGATGAAAGGCGGCAAGGAAGTGCCTGATTGCAAGAAAGAGGAAGTCGAAGTCGAAGAAGGTTACAAGCCTATCGACAAGAGCAAAGAGAATAAGATGTATCGCCGTGCTGGCAACCTGGCACGTACATCCCTCTCCTCCAAGGGCAAAGCAAAGGAAGACGCACAGAATAAGTCTGGCAAGATTGTCTCTGCTATTGCTCGCCAAAAAGAGAATGAGCGTTTCGCCAAGATGGGCGATGAGAAAGCTCGCAACAACTACAAAGAAGAAGTTGAGAATGTAGAGGAAGTCTACAAGGGTAAGCACGGTCAGTCTGACAAAGAGTATGCTGACTCTCGCTCCCAGGGTGGTAAGATGGTGTCGGGTGACTCCAAGCAATCTGGTGCTGAATACACCCATGGTCGCAGAGTCAAGGCAGCAAACCCTGGTATGCAACCTGATGTGGGTGGCAAGACCAAACCCAAGTCCCAAGGTAAGATGGATAAAGGCGCTCGTGCCGATCTTGAATATCGTAAGGCAAATCTGAAGGCGAAGAACGAGGACTTTATAAATAAACTGTCTGCCTCGGGACTCTTCACCGAAGCTGAGTTGTTGGCAATGGAGGAGATGGAATGAAACCTGTAGGCAATTCCGAAAGGTCTTCCTTAAAGACCAAGAAGAAGGGTAACGTTACCATCAATCCAAAGAAGGAGGACCTTATGTCTGAAATGTATAGAAGTAGAATCCAAAGTAGTGTGGAAGCACTCAAGGAAGCTGCTAAGAAAAAAGCAAAAGAAAAGCATGTCGCTGCTGCTAAAGCAGGTAAGCGTTGGCAAGACTCTGACGGAGACGGCAAGTGGTATGAGCCTGGTCAGGATGTCAAGAAGGAAGAGACTGAAGTCACTGAAGGATCCTGTGGTGGTGGACCAGATGATTCCGAAGCAAAGGCAAAGTCGAAAGAGCGCATGAAGCAGAAGATGATGCAGATGACGCAAGATTTCGACAACGCAAGAGCTGCCAAAAAAGCAAAGTGACCTATATAGATTAGCATTCTCTTTTGAGGCTAATCATATGTGGGCACTTTTTCTTCCACTGGCAAAGAAAACTATTGGCAGTCTCCTGAATCGCGATGAAGTCCGTCGCTATCTGGTAGATGTACTTCGTTCTCTGGCAGCAAGCACGGACAACAAATTGGACGATGGCGCAGTCGATGTGATCGAAGCACTCCTCTTTCAAAAAGAAGAGGAAGCCTAAATAAAATATAGGTATAGTACATTCGGAGTAAATCATGTCTCTTTACGGGAGAGTAGACTCAACAGCAAATCAAACACAAGCAGGACTCGCCCGTGGTAACGGTGCTGGGACCGTCACCGAGACTATCGTCTTCGTTGACGAGACCGAAGCAGGTCTTGCATCCAACAAGGCGCGTGGTATCTGTAGTCCTGGTTGGTGGGCATATAGCACATATGTAACTGCAGCAGGTGACACCCGTCACAAGGCAGAGCAACTTGCATTCATCAGCAACCCTGAAGCAAATGCAGACGAGACTCTTGCTGACGACACCATTGCAGCAGACGTGCTTGAGACCATCACCATCGGCACTCAACCTACTGACCAGACCACTTCCTCTGGTGCTGCAACCTTCACTGTTGCTGCAACCGTTGATCAGTCTGGCACCATCTCCTATCAGTGGCAGAAGAAGCCTGCTGGTAGCACCCGTTATGCAAACGTTTCTGGCGCAACCAGTGCATCTCTTGTGCTGAGTGGTCAACTCGCTGCTAACGATGGTGATAAGTATAGAGTGAAGATCAACACCGATAAAGGTGCTGAGGAAGTTGTCTCCGATGCTGCGACTCTGACCTTTGGCACTTGATAATAATGAGTTAATTTGTAATGCGATTTGAAATACTTAATGATAAAAACCATTTGATGTTTGCTATTCAGCATTACGATAATCCTCATTCGGTAACCGTAGATGACTTCATGGAGGACATGAAGAAATTCAAATACCTCAAGAGATTGCTCAAGAGGTATTTGAAAACTGGTGTCCTCCGTATCAATCTGATACTGAATCATCTAATCATTTTGTTTAATGTGTTTGGTGAAGGGACAATCCCCCTGTTGATGTACAAACTAGAAGAGGAATACTGGTCAATCTTAAAGACCTTCCTCGTATATCTCAACCAACTCCCCTATGAAGAGGGAGTTTTCTCTGGTGTTGAGATCGATCAAGACGTTGCAGATTTACTAGAAGACCTGTGAATGAAGACGCACCAACAATGAGCGTAGGAGACGGTGGTTTCAGCGGAAGTGCTGATGCTACTGGACCTAATGCGGGCATCGATCCTCTCCTTGGTGGGTCAAAGAGGAAGCCTAAGAAGCGTCGTCGCTATGCAATGTCAGACATGGTAAAGACTGAGGACCGTGAAGCGTCCCAGGGATTTCTACCATTCCTGATTTCCTATGATGGGTCAGAGCAATATGTACTTTATAGTAAGTCTCTGGCAACACTTAAGATAGAGTTACGCAAGATCTATCGCCCTGAGAATTTTAAGAAACTCGACGTGAAGCGTCTATATCCTAATGAAGTCATTAAGTTTTACTGGGATAAAAGACAATCTGCGTTGAGGGCACAGTAGTGGCGTTCGGTTTTCAAAAGTTAGCAGTACTTGAGTCTAAACTTGACATCTACGAGGATCTTTCCAAAGAGATGTTGGACAAGTTAGAGCGTGCTGTCGGCACGATCTCCGACAACAGTAATAAGATTGCTATCATCTTGGAGAGACACGAAAACAGACTAGATGAAAGCGAACGTGCTGACAAGTTGATCCTCGGTATGCTTGAGGAGATGAAAGAGAGGCACGAAAAGGATAATGAAACTATCCACAGCAGAGTGTCTGATCTCCAAAAGAAAGTGGACATCAATGCTAAGTTTGTAGTGGGTGCAGGTGCAGTTATATCAACGCTTGTCATCGCCTTACAAATTGCATTTCCTGTAGCGAAGTCATTGACTTCCACCGTCCCCTCTGGTATTGTAGGGTCAGTGGACATCGCTTCATGGACTACGTTGACGACAAATACATCCGACTTCTCAGCACTAGGCTAGAAAAGTATAAGCACGTTAAGTCGGGTCTCTATAACTTCCGCTGTCCTTATTGTGGTGACTCACAACGCAATAAGACTAAGGCACGAGGATACTTCTTTCTGAAGAAGGGGGAGTATATCTTCAAGTGTCATAACTGTGGCATGGGTAGGTCCCTTGGTAACTTCCTCAAGGATCATGCTACTGATCTTCATGATCAGTATGTGATGGAGAAGTATAAGTCTGGCATGGCAGGTAAGGGAAGGCACACACCAGTGCCAAAGTATGTCGGTGCTAAACCTAAATTTGCCAAAACGGTAACAGACCTAACACCTATCAACGAGCTAAATAAAGGACACCCTGCCCGAGACTATCTGACTTCAAGGTTGATTCCCGATGATCAACTAGGTAGATTCTTCTATGTGGATAAATTCAAGAGGTGGGTCAACACTAAGGTGCAGACATTTGAAAACCTCCAGAATGACAGACCTAGAATTATTATCCCTCTCATTGATAAGGACGGTAACTGGTTTGGAATCCAGGGTCGCTCTCTGGCTCCAAAGTCACCGCTACGGTATATAACAATTATGTTTGAGGACAAACTCAAACTGTTTGGACAAGACAATGTTAACCCTGAGGAAACCGTTTATGTCACAGAAGGACCCTTCGACAGTACTTTCATTACCAATGCTGTTGCTATGTGTGGGAGCGATGTTGACCACCGCACTCTTCCTTATAAGGATAGGGTCTGGGTATTCGACAACGAGCCCCGCA